AGCGGTGACTCACAATACACTTCCAACAAATATGTTATATGGAATTACAACTCAAATGTTTGGTCTATAGGATCTATGGACAGAGGTGCTTGGGTTGACCAAGGTGCATTTACATATCCGATAGCTGGTGACAGCCTAGGATTTGTGTATGAGCATGAGTCAACAACCTTGTCTAACTCTCCAGATTTAGGCACTGCTGTTCCATTTGCGACCTCTGGGCCTATCCAGATTGGTAATGGCGATAACTATGTCCAATGCAATCAAATACTTCCTGACGAAGAGGCTAACACGCTTCCAGGTGTCACCCTTAGTTTCAAAGGTAAATTCACTCCACTAGGCCCTACAACGGACTTTGGATCATTTACCTTTGAAAGTGATGGCTACACAGACGCGAGGTTTACAGCAAGACAAGTACAAATGACTGTAACAGGTAGCACAGACCAAGACTTCCAAGTGGGTAATATCCGCTTGGATGTTAAGAACAGAGGTAAAAGATAATGCATTTAGCATCAAAAGATCAGTACCTACAAAGAGCTGTTAATGCCAAGGTTAATGTAAGCACAACCAATCTTACAACTGTTTATACAGCACCCACAGGCGGTGATTTTGATTTTGCTATCATTGAGTCTATTTTGGTTTGCGATCATGGTAATCAACAAACAAATGTTGATTTAACCATTGTTGATACTAGCTCTGCTTCTTTTTCAATTTTTAAACAACACAACATAACAGCACACGCAACCGATGAGATGTTAGCAAAAGATTTAATTCTAACCGCAGGTGAAATACTTAAAATACAAGTATCACACGCAAACATTCATGTAACCGCAAGTATTGTAGAATATGGAAAAGGCGATTAATAAAGTCACACCAATAAAGAAAGAACCAGAAGACTGGGAAATTCAATGGGATAAGTGCAAACCTCTTGTCGAGAAAGCAATCAAATATCAAGATTCCTATACAATTGACGATGTAGAGGCTAAAATAGAAAATGGAATCGCCCTATTATGGCCAGGAAAAGAAACAGCTATAGTTACAGAATTTGTAGTTTTTCCTAATAAGAAAGTATTACATATTCTCTGCATAGCTGGTAAATACGAAGAAGTGGAAGAGATTTATAAAAGCATAGAAAACCACGCAAGAGAAATAGGTATAGATAAAATTACTGGAAGTGGTCGTAAAGGTTGGTTAAGAAAAGTAAAACATCTTGGATTCAAGCAAGAATACATGATAAGCAAAGAATTATAGGATAAATATATGGCAGATCCAATGACAATCGCAGCAGTAGTTGGTGCAGGTGCAGCAGCTAAATCTGCATTTGATCCCGAAACAGGAAAGCAAACCACACAAATGGATCCGGCCCAACAGGCCATGTATGAAGATCTTTACAGAAGATCTCAAGGCATTGCGGCACAACCATTTATACCCTACACAGGTAAAAGGATTGCTGGATTTTCTCCGGATCAACTCAGAGCATTTGAATCAACTCGTGGTATGTTTGAGGCTGGTCAACAATACGATCCGCTAGGAACATTAAGTCAGTTAGGCCAACAACCAACACCAGGTTTATTACAGGCAGATATTGGTGCATATCAATCACCTTATCAACAACAAGTGATCGATCAAACCATGGCTGATATTCAGAGACAATCTGATATTGCACAGCAACTAGCACAATCAAGAGCAATTAAAGCTGGTGCATTTGGTGGTTCTCGATCAGCTTTACTTGAAACTGAAGCAACCAGACCATACATAGAACAACAAGCAAGAACATCGTCCGCATTAAGACAAGCTGGTTTTGAACAGGCACAAAGAGCCGCAGAATCAGACATTGAAAGACAGATGCGAGACAGACAGTTCCAGGCCGGTATCCAACAAAATTTACTTGGCGAACAATACAGAAGCCTTGGATTGCTTGGTGGTATCGGTGGCCAACAACAACTGTTCCAACAACGAGCATTAGATGTTCCTTATCAAGAATTTGGCAGAGCATTAGATTATCCAAAACAACAACTTGGTTTACTGGCACAAGGCCTTAGTGGTCAACCTCAATTTGGAAGCACACAAGGTTATCAACCATCTGGTTTAGAGGGCGTAACATCTGCAATGAATATCCTAGGCTCACCATTTATGCAGAGTGCTTACACTGGATATCAACAAAATAGAGCTGGAGCAGAGTACGATAGATTAACAGATGGCGATACTTTATTTGACGTATAATTATGGCAAATTCATTTCAAAAACTAGCAGACATTCTTAACATCGAAAATGCAAGGCTATCTGGTGATCCTAAAAGATTACAGGTTGCATCGCAGATGCAAGAAACAAAAGAATTAAAACAAGCAAACGCACAGAGCGAGGCTGAGATCAACAAAGCGATTGATGAGTCTAACTTGCCTGAAAGTCAAAAGAGATTGTTAAAGGCTTTAAGTTTAAAAGAAAAGGCTGCTTTTTTCCTAGAAACGCAGAAGCCTAAAAAGGGATTAACCCCTAACGAAATGGTTAAAATGGAAGAGGCTAAAGTTTTACAAAAATTAAAAATGGCTGATGGTGATGTAGAGTTATTGTCTCCATACGAAAAAAATATTTATGACAACTATGTTAAAGGCGGAAGTATTAATCCGTTTATGGAGTTGTTAGCCAAAGAAATAGGTGGCAAAGGAGCAACTCCACCGCCTGTTGTCCCAAAGAAATATACTATAACAAACGATTTATATTCAGGACAATCAGCAAATGATGTCATTGTCAGTGCGGTTTCAGCAAACCCCAGCCTCTCTAGAGAAGAAGTTATTAAAAATTTAATATCTCAGGGTATTATAGCCGAGGGATAAAACATGGCCGAATTTATAGTTCCGCCCCCGCCTAAAAAAGAACCATCAAATACAAATAACGAATTTGTATTGCCAGACCCAATACAGGCTAATACTTCGGCAAACTTTGTCTTACCTCAAACAAGTAAAGAAAATCCATCTTTTTTTGGTGATATTCCGGAAGCAGAATTAAAACAAGATCCTGAATTTATTAGAGCCGCAAAAAATATTTATAAATGGAATGAAGGCAGAACTTTTGGTTTTAAAAACAAAGAGCCTAAAAAATTAAACTCAGATGAACAGTATGCTGACTATGCTCTTAGATACATGGGTTGGTTTAATTACAACATACCTAAAATGGGCAAAGAGGTTTTAGATTTAAGGTCTGCCTCTGAAGATCAAAAAAATGATTTTGTTACTTTGATGGATAAGTACGATCAAAAGAAAATTAGTCTTGCTGGTACCGGAAGATTCGCTGCTGGTGTTTTATCTGATCCAAGCACTTATGTTGGAATAGGAACTTTTGGTGCTGGATTGGCCGCAAGAGAAACAGCAAAAGCTGCCGCTAAAAGATCTATAAGAGAAATGGTTAAGTCTGGATTAAAGGTTGGTGGAACCATTGGAGCCTTAGAGGGTGCAACTTATACAGTTGTTGATGATGCTTTAAGGCAGTCAGCAAGAATACAGGCTGGTCAACAAGAGGGTTATGATGTTGGCCAGGGTGCAAAAGCCGCAACACTAGGAACTGTATTGGGTGGAACTTTGGGCGGAACTGTTGGTGCTGTAGCTGGAAGGGTAAAAGGTAAGAAAGTTGTTGGGTTTGAAGATAACGTAGATAAACAGCTTGTTGAATTAGGTTTGGATCCGCAAAAAGCAAGACAAGCTGAAACATACGATCCCTGGGCAGATCCGATAGAAACAAAGGATCCAATTAAAAGATCAAAGCAAATAGAAAAAAACATAAAAGATCAAGAAAAGTATAAAACTGCAAAACTTCAAGATCCTGTGGTTGACACAAAAGAAATAAATATAAAACCTGGAACTTTAGGAGATCTGGTTATAAATGATCCGCAAGGATATATAAAAGAAGTTTACAATGTTGATGCTCCAGATGTTTCTTACCCAAAATTTAAAATAATTAAAATCGATGATGGTCAAACTGGTGAACCTAGATTTAACCTGATACAAAATCTTTCTTTAAAAGATGCATACGATGATCTAACTTTATCTAACATAGCCAGGACAAATAGATTGTCCGATGAGGATCTTATCAATTTAAAAGAGGATGTAATTATTGAAAGAGATTTTACCAATCTTGATGATGCAAAAATGTTTGCAAGTGAGGCGGTTGCAGAAATTAAACTAAAACAACCGGAAATAGAAGCTCCAAAACCCAAACCTAAAAGCAAAGCATTTCCTGAAAGTTTAAAAATACCACCTAAGCCAAAACTAAGAACAGCCAGACAATATCTTAAAAAAGCTATCGGCAAAGACTCTGGTGAGATGGGTGATTTCTTACAATCTATAGAGGGTAAAAGTGGTCAAATACCAGCAGCTTATAAAGCTCCAAAAGGATCAACAGGTATTGGTGCTGATGGTGTAATTAGTCGTATGCAAGATGATGGTTTTTACGAGGGGGCAACAATAAGAGGAGATCGGGGAACAACGGCCGGTGAAGCAGATTCTTTCTGGGATGATATTGCTGCCGATAAAACGCATCCAGATGACCAGTTGCAGTTAGATATTTACAATCAACAGATTGATGAAATACAGGCAAAAAAAGAACTTCTTAATGAGTACGACATAGATCCCAGGGGTATGAGTGATGAAGATGTTGCAAAGGTCTTGCAAGAAATAGAAGATCAACAAATACCACCGGCATATATAAAGGATCAAGCACCGATAGAAACTTATGAACAAGCTATTAGGCAAACAGATGAACCTATACTTGGCACCACAGACTTCCAACAAGACACCACAGTTGCTTTGAACCAAAAGGTTATTGATGTTGGAACACAAATTATGGATGAGTTGGACATACCAAGAAATCCAAAAGTTTTAATATCAGACCAAATAAAGGAAGCGATTTTATTAGCAAACGAAAACAAAATTTATAGAGATAAGTTTGCTGAAGTTTTGTCAAGGAACAACTTAACTGTAAATCAACTAAGTGGTCTTTTTAAAGAAAGTATCAGTGATTCTGCTAGAAGGATGCAACAACTCTCTGTAATAAAACAATCATTAAAAAAAGTTGGTCAAGATCTTGGTGATATTGAAAAGCAAGAGGGTTTTTATTCTAACTTTATTGATAACTACTCAGACACAATAAGAGCACTTGATAATATCAGAAGGGGTTTATTGGTTAGTCAAATTGCTACAGCCATGCGTAATAACACCGCACAAATTGGCCGGGTAATGTTAAACACTTTGGTTCAAGCATTTGATGGAGCCTTAAATCAAACATTTAATCCTGTAAGAAGAGCATTTGGTTCAAAAGAACAAATAGTAGATCACACCAAATCTTTTAGATTGTTTATGAATTTAACTAAAAACAAATCTAAGGCAAAGGATTTAACTGAATTTTTGACCAAGTATTATGTCAATGAGGGTGATAAATTATTTACCAAGTATGCGTCTGAAGTTGCTGATTCATCTAAAGCAAAAGTATTCAAGGGTGCACAAAAAGCAGTAGATGGCCTTAACTATCTAAATAGATTACAAGAGTTTTATTTTCGAAGGGGTATGTTTGCAACATCAATACAAAACACTTTGGCAGAAAAAGGCATAGACATAAACAAAATTGGTATTGGAGACGATCTATTAGATTATATTTCTGCTGACGATATATCAAAAGCAGTAGATGATGCTTTGTATTTCACTTACGCTAAGACTCCAGATAATTCATTTCTCAAGAAGTTTGTTGAAATATCTAACTCCATACCATTTATCACAACCGGAGTTTTGCCTTTTGCAAGATTCATGGCTAATGCGGTAGAGTTTCAGTTTAAACATAGTCCAATTGGTTTTGGTTTGCTTTTAAGACCAAAGGAAATTAAAAAAATTGCTTCTGGAGACACCTCTGCTATGAGTCAAGCAATCGTTGGAACCACATTACTTCTTGCAACGATTGAAGCAAAAAGGAGAGGGCCGGAAGATCAAAAATGGTATGAATTACAAACATCTAAAGGCAAGACGATTGATATGCGACCATACTTTCCTTTAACACCTTATATGTTTGTTGCAGACGTTATTGCTAGATTAGAATCAGGAAGAAATTGGGGTGATGCTAAAGACATATTACAGGCATTAACCGGAGCGCAATTCAGGGCGGGTGCGGCACTAGGTTTTGTAAACAACCTTTTAAATGGTCTAGCTGGATTAGATACCCAGGAAAAAATTAATAGATATATGTCCGATTTTGTGGCGGATGTGCTTGGTGGTTTTGCAACGCCTCTTAGAATGTTTAATGATTTTTTAGATCAAGAGCAAGAATTTAGAAGACCTGAAAGAGAGGGTGAGTTTTTCCCGGATCTTGGTAATAAACTTTTAATGAATATTCCTATCGCAAGAGAAAGGTTCCCGGAAGTGGAATCCCCAACAAGAAAAGCTACACCAGGAAGGCCTGATTTTGTAACAGTACCTTTTACCGACCAAGAAATATATGGGCCTTTAACAAGACAGCTAACTGGTATAACAGTAAGAGAAGAAAAAAATGATGCTGAAAGAGAGTTTGATAGGCTTGGTTTTAAAATGCGTGATATTTTGCCATATTCTGGAAACGAAAAAGTGGATCAAACCAGGGCAAAATATATCGGGCCATTCGTTGAATCTGGTATTTCTCCACTTGTTAAAAGTGAGGGATATTTAAAGTTAAGTAATGCAAAAAAAGAGTTGGCACTTAGAACTGTTTTAAAAGAAATTAGAGGGGCGGCTAACGATTACATAAAAGAAAATAGAATTAATGAAATTGAATTTCAAAAAGCATCTTTTAATAGACAGCCAAAATATATTAAAAAATTGCTTAATGAGGCTGGTGTTAAATGGGAAACAATCAGGACTGATTTACTAGAATAAAATGCCCCAAGCAACAGAACGAGTTGGTCGTTTTGGTGAATACCTCGCAGCAGCAATCTTGTCTCAAGTCTCTGATACAGTAAGCATCGTTCCACACAACGCATCCGCAGACATTATCTTTGAACACAACCTAAAGCTATATAAGTGCCAGGTTAAAACTCAATCCAAAATAGAAAAGGCTAGAGGCAATTGGCGATTTGATATGCGTAAGGGTCAAAGACTAGCACACAGAAAGTACAAGAAAGGTGAGATAGATGTGTTTGCGTTTGTGGCAGTACCACACAGAAATGTGGTCTTTTCTAGGCCTTTAGAACAGGCTCAACTAACTATTGTGGATGAACACATGAAGAACAATGATGCTGTTAAAAACATCAAAGATATATTGAAAGATCTTAGCTAGATATTTTCAATATCAAATTTAACTTTCTGATCCTTGTAATGTTTAACAGAGTTAATTCCTAACGAAAGAAAATACTCTGCTAACATTTGCGGATCTTTATGAGTTGACTCAGCAAAATCAATCAGAGAACGTGCGATGTGTTTATTAATATACAAAGCACTGTTGTTGTTTCTCTCATTAACAATTGGATCATCAAAATCAGATAAGTTCATTGCCATACTCCTATAAGGATTTCTTTAATAGCTCCTCTGGAATTTTATTTCCATCACTATCTAACCCGTAAACTTTTTCAAGTTCCAGATCTATGTAATGCTTGGCCTTCATAAGATCTTCGACTGTATCGTGCTTATCTCTGGTCACAAGTTTAATTACATTCCCCAAACACCAACCAATATTATTCGCAACAATATAGTCTATTGGCTCAATATTAGTTCCCTTATTGTAGTGATCTCCACCTACCTGGTTGTTGGAAGCCAAGCGATCTCTTGCTTGATCCCAATCCTGTGGCGTAGCTTTGTCTATTGACATAAAAATACTCCTTACTTTTTTTTATAAATATTACCATTATTAGTAATATTGAGGTATTATAGGTGAAATCTGAGAAAAGGGAAATGTATGGAAATTAAAGACTTAAAACAATTTGACATTGGTAACACTATAGACGCTGACGAACTATCAAAGAGATGGGGCGTAAGCAAAAAAACTATAGACAACAGAAGATCAAAAAAGATGGGGCCTGGTTATTGGAAGATAACAGGAACAATTCTTTACGATCTTGATGATGTTAAAAGAATAGAAGAAGAGTCTTACATTTCCAACAATGCCTAGTAAACACGCACTATTATCACCCTCTGCCTCAGACAAATGGACTGTCTGCCCTGGTATGCCTAAACTTGCATCACAGGTCGGGTATACAACAAGCATCCCGGCTGTCACTGGTACCTTGGTTCACCAGATGAGTGAGATCTTAATGAAAGGACACTTAGATGGAGACATATCTTTAGAAGATTATTGGCTTGGTAAAGTTGAAATGGTTGAAGATTTTGAGATAGAGATAGATCAAGAAATGATCGATTGTGCTAGAACCTATACAGAGTATGTAGAACAAAGAACAAAAGAATTAAATGGTAAGTTGCTTATTGAAGAGCAAGTCTCAATGGAAGAGATAAGTGAAAACATTTGGGGTACTGCTGATGCAATCATATTATCAGAAGGTCGTATCTGTGTAATAGATTTAAAGTCTGGTAGATGGCAAGTAGCACCAGATCACAACAAACAGCTAATGATCTATGGCCTTGGTGCATTAACCAGGTACGGGAACGCTGAAACAATTATGGAACTAACGATAGTTCAACCCAGGGGAGTGAAGAAAGAACGGGCGGTTAAGACATGGGAAACCACCGGAGAGAATCTTGCTAACTGGGGATACGATTTTCTGAAACCACGGGCGGATGCCTGTATGGAAGAAAACCCTAAATATGTATTTGGGGATCATTGCAAATTCTGTAATGGACGCAGTCTTTGTGAAACTTTTAAACTCAATAAGGGAGAAAAATAATGTCTAATGAACCAGTGATCGTCTTCGAGGAAGGCGGTAAGGAGTATAAGGAGTCTGACTTATCTGTCGAGGCTACTATTATATATAGTGAATGGAAAGCTGATTTACAACAAAGAGATCGTCTTATAAAAGATATAAGAAGACTTAACATTTTGTTGGATTTTAATAAAAGCGAATTAAAAAACTTACTTGAAGGGGGTAAAAATGTCGTTAGCTGATATAAGAACTAAATCTAAAAAGAAACCGCCAAGAATTGTTGCTTATGGTGGGGCCGGGGTAGGTAAAACTTACTTTGGTTCACAGATGCCAAATCCAATTTTTGTATTAACAGAAGATGGTATGGGTACGATTGATGCACCTCAATTTGATTTATGTAAATCTTTTGATGAAGTCATGGGTCATTTACAAAGTCTTATTGATGAAGACCACGAATTTAAAACTGTGGTGATTGATTCATTGGATTGGTTAGAGCCATTGATATGGGATAAAGCCTGTCAAGACAATGGATGGAAGTCTATTGAACAACCTGGATATGGTAAAGGATATGTAGAAGTGCTGAGATATTGGCGTCAATACATAGATCTTCTCAATATTTTGCGTGAAGACAAGGGCATGATTATTTTGCAGATTGCACACAATCAGATTAAAAGATTTGAGTCTCCAGAGATAGAGGCTTTTGATAGACATGAATTGAAACTGCACCGCAAGGCCGCAGATTTGATTTTAGAACACAGCGATTGTTGTTTCTTTGCAAACTATAAACTTGGTACTGTTAAAGTCCAAGGGAAGGGTGGAACAATGACAACAAAAGCGGTGGCCGGAGATGTGGTTGCTTACTGTCGTGAAAAACCTGCCTATCTTGCAAAAAATAGGTACGCATTACCGGATGTTCTTCCATTCTCATGGCCTGAGATTAGAAAGGCTATGTTGGGGGAAGGCAAAAGTGAGTAAGTTGAATGACATTGACAGAACAAAACGTATTGTTGGTAAGATTCAAAAGCTATTAAATCCTTTGATTGAAAGCCTAGATCCTGACCATAACGATTTGCCTATCGATGGTTTACATCAACTTATTAGTATTAACCAAGACTGTGAAGAGTTCGTGGAATACATCTCGGACTATCACAGCTACGATCCAGTATAAGGAGTACATCATTATGGATTTAAGTAAGTATAAGGCACAAGCCGAAAGTAGTATTTTGGAAGAACTCGAACCGGGAACATACGATTTTGAGTATGTTTCTGATGAGGAAATCCAGGGTAAAAATGGATGGGTAGCACTGAAGGTTCTTTTTAGAGTCGTTGATAAACCTAACTTTATGATTGGTCATGCTTTTACAGTAGACCACGATACAAGTGAGGGTGCTATTAATCTGGGTTTATCGTCATTGCATGGACTTGCATTGACTTGTGGATTTCCAGGTGGTTTCCCAGACGATAGTTCTGCCCTGGTTGGTTCAAGGGTCAGAGCTCACGCAATCAAAGATGCAAAAGGATACATTGCTATCGATGATATGAAAGGTAAGGGGTGGTTAGCACCTCAGTCAACAAAAGAAGTAAAAGCGGATGAGCCTGTTTCCAACAGCGAAGCGGAAGACAACATCCCATTTTAACTTTTTAAAATCAGATAGGCCTTCACTATGCGGTTGCTGTGGCGATCCGGTGGGGCCTCTTCTGGTCGAAGTAGATGGTAAATGGTTTGGGGCCTGTAGTATGGAACATCAAGAAGAAATAAAGAAAGGTAATAGATCGCCAAAGGTGGCACAAGTATCTGTTGCTGGTGTTCTTCATGCAAAATCCAAGCTGAAAGAAAGATATAAAGAATTTTCTGTTAAAAATAAAAGCTGGTCGTTTCGTGATTGGAGTGAGGACGATAGGGTTAGTTTTTTTGAGAGTTATACCAGGGAATATTTAAAATATGCCAATGAAAGGGCAAGGAATGGGGTAGATGGATCTTACGAAATACAAGATAAAGCACGGACTGAATAAAGATAAGAGTTACTTAGAAAAAAACAAGGGCAATGAACAGGATCTTATTGCAGAAATGCAGACCATAGGATTGAATGTTGGCTTTTTAAATACAAGCGGTGATCTGGTAAGGATCTCAGTACAAGCAACCCCCGGAGTGAGGCCGGATAAAGGTAATGAAAAATCAGGGTGGTATGTTATTAATGTTGTTCATAATCACATATTCGCAACTTACGGAAATTGGAGAACGGGGGCGGAATACAAATGGAGTTCTGTCCA